ACGAAGCGTTCGATCGCGCTCTCCGCGCGGCCGAATTACTTCGAGATCATGGTTTCGGCTTCCGTGTCATCCGTCAAGGGCAGATCACATCCATTCGGATGCGATTCACCCAGTTGCCTCCTGTGAGGTTGATTCCCTCACCTGAGTCACCGACCTCACAAGTTACTATTCTTGGTCTTAAAAAGGCCGAGGATGGTGGCATGTGACGCCGTTTTCTTCGTTTTTCCCTACCAGCGATGGTACGGGAGATCAGCGTTCTCTTTGTAGGTTAATCTCTACAAAGAAGCGAAATCGGGTGGTTTATGGCTACTTACCGTAGATCACGACGTGGGAGTAGTTTTGATCTGGGCATTAATATCCCGGATCTTAACTGGACCAATTTAGCTGTCAATCAGTATGCCTATTTTGGCTATGCCGACTGGATCAGTCAGATTGTTCAGACTGCTCTCTTCCATCGTTCTGCTGACGTAGACGACTTCTTCGGTAACATATCCGTCGGAGTCGAACCTATTTCAGTTTTTTCGCGCGGGCTGCCCGTTTTGAAAGGAACTTATGACTATCAACGTGATGTCAATAAGTATTCCAATCCGATCGGCGGTTTTTTCGATTTCATCACAGATTTTGACACGCAGAAGCCTCAAAATGAGAATTCTGCTTTTCATACGTCTCATTCTGGTGAGTATTCGACCAAATCTACGCAGCTCTATACGTGGGATCTAGGACTGAAGATTGATTTCGGATGGGGTTTCGAAGCCCTCGTCTGCGATCAGACCTATGCGAACATTTTCCAACTTCGGTACATACCGACTTTGGCCGATGGGCGCTTTCAGGGTCCGTTTACTCCGTACACCTATACTTTGCACGTTATTGGACAAGATTTTTATACTGTCCTTAAACGTATCGAGTCTTTGATGAATGGAGATGCGGGACAACTGTCGTATTTGGAGGATTTCGTTCCTGCTTATAGCGACGCCCAGATCACATATCAGAATCGACATGCGGTGCGGGGCTACACTGACCTCAGCACCTACTTATAC